CTCATGATCTCGTAAGACGTTCGTCTCCCTATGGGAATTGTTCTACGGAGGTCCGACCTTATGACGCTACGCTCACGTAGTCAAGATTTGCGGGTTGCCCATATTGGCACTTATGTGTCACCTATAGGCCCCACGACTTACTACGAGAGTGCGACAGAAGGTCTTCTGAGAACGTGTGATGACGAAATTGGTCCCAAGTCTATCGAAACTGGGTATAGATTCTATACTCAACCTCGCGACTTGCAGATCAAGGAAGTTTTCACACACTATCCGAAAATCACGGCCGTTAATCCCTACAATGGTGCGCAATGGAATAACATTGCAATCCAAACTAGGTTTACCGGCTGGGATCCACGAAATGTTGGCTTTTCAGCCTTGACCGGGCTGGATCGTTCCAACATGGCGTGGGAGATTCTCTCCAAAACGAATCCTTCGTTACCTCATGTGAGTGTACCGACGTTCGTTGGAGAGCTCAAGGACTTACCTGGATTGGTCCAGGGCTACGGCAAGTCTTTGTTAAAAGACGTTGCTAACGGTTACCTCTCTTGGAGGTGGGCCGTTAAGCCCATGATCAACGATCTGCGCAAGCTCTTCAACTTTACTAAAGCGGTACATCACCGCGTTAATGAGTTGATGAAGCTTCGCACAGGTAGAACGATCCGGAAATGGTGCAAACTCAGTGAAAGTACCGATGGTCACATCGATAATCCCGCGACATACTTTATGGAGTCGCGGACTTACGGTGGACTGTCGGCAACTGCATGGGCCACTTCCTCGCATACAGCGTGGGGGACCTCAAGGTGGCAATTAGCCCCTGGTTCCAAACTCCCTCAACTAGGGTACGGCGAGCTCGAAAAGCTTGCACGTCAACTAGCGAGTGGGTTTACAACTCATGAAGCACTTGCTACGGCCTGGGAACTTTGTCCTTGGTCGTGGTTGGCCGATTGGTTTGCGAATACCGGCGATATAATCGCCGCTACGAACAACACAATAGGCCTCACATGGAAGGATATCTGCTACATGCGGACGTCGCGAACTGATGTTCACACGTCTAACTGGAGTGGAGATCCATGGCTACTTGCTGGGTTAGATACCAAGCAAGTATCCGCAGTTTGGACCCGAAAGGAGCGCTACGTTTGCTCTCCTGTCGTACCATTTCCCTTTCCCAAAGTGCCCTTGCTTAATGCAGGGCACTGGTCGATACTGGCGGCTCTTGCGGCACAGAAGGCTGCTTAGCCGTCTGTGTCTCATTCCGTCAGGAGAAGTTCCATGTTGGGCAACACACTCACCCTTCCTCAAGCCGGCGGTGACAAGGTCCTCATTAAGATTAACCAAGATGCGTACTCTTCGGAGTACCTCTTGCGTTCATCTACTGATGAGTACCGCGCACGTATTCGCCACAGCAAAGCTGCTGCGAATAATGGGCGCGCTTACGAGGCTGATCGGCATAACTTTGAAGTTGTGCAGACCATCTTCGAGGCTGCGGGCGTTCCTCAGTATGAACGAAAGTTCTACTTTGTGATCGAAACGAAGCCTGGCGACACCGCCACAGCGTTGGCAGATGCTATTGCGGATCTTATGATCCTCAGTACCAATGCCTTCCTGGCAAGCTTGAATGGCTGGGAGTCCTAGTGAAGCCTACTCTAAAGGAGTAGAAAATGGGCGACTTGGTGTCACCCTGCTGCATTAGACCTCTATGGCCACGGTTTGGGGAGTGTGTCCTGACAGCATGGGACATTTCTAAAGGTTTAACTTTAGTATGTCTAATTGCCATGTCAGGGAACTTCAGAACTTGTGGGAAGGCATCCTCACGGATGCTTACCACGCATTCCCGACCCTTGGAGACGAGTTTGAGAGAGATCTCTCCCGTCTTCAACGAACTGTGGCGCATAGAGGCATTCGAGTTTTTCTCGAAGACCTTCCTGCGATTGGCAAACACTTTGATCGGTGTTTGTCAGACGGTCTGTACAGATTTTCAGGGCTTCCTCTAACTAAGAGGTGCTCCGAAAAAGTAGTGATTCCGAAGTTTCTTCGGGGACTCTACTTACAGATTTTTCACAGTTCAGGTTCGCTGAAGGAGAATTGCAATGTCGAGGCCATCCTCTTTG